TAGCGTCAAGTTGGAATGATTGAACTGGCTCAATGTAGTCTTGAATATCAAGATAATAAGCTTGTTCATCGTGTGGGCGGTTTTCGTTATGAGGAACGGCAACTTTTTTATAAAGCTTTTTGTCGTGAATAATGCCAACCGTAGTTAATATTTCGTGAAGCTTTGGTTCGTTAAGAATTTCCTCTTTAAGAAGTTCAGCTTCTTGCTTTTCTTTCTGAAGCGAATCTTCTAAGCGAAGTGCTTCATCTACCTTACTATTGAAGTTGTAAAAAACTCCGTTGAATGTTTTCATGTTGATACCTATTAGCTAGTTGGACGAATCATTACAGTTAACGCCATCTTTAAAAGCTGGCCAGTTACCTTCTTTAACCATTTGGCAATAATGGCGCTCTTCTGCTAACTCGTCTTGATAATCCATTGAGCCAACTAAGCCAAACAAACCTAATACAACCAAACCGATAAGTAACTTTCTTGCTTTCATAATGCGCTTCTCCGTTGTGATGCTGTAAATACTAAACCAAAAAAAAACAATGTCAAACCTTTTTGTATACTTTTTTAATTTAAAAACTGTTTGACTTATTTATACTTTGTGATTATTCTTCAAACGAATTCAACTCATAAAGGTAAATCAAAAATGGCACAGCACGTTAAGGTAAAACCAAGCACAGATAAAATGCTTACTGAGCTTTCCGAAAAGCGCAAAGGTGAAGAGGCTTTTATCAAGTCAAAACAAGATATAGCCGCTGAAGCTATAGAGATTCTTTACAAGAAAGAAATTAAAAGAGGTTAACAATGGCTGACTTCTGGATAAAGGTTGAGAAGGGAACGCCAGACAAGCCGGAAATATTAGAGCTTGCTGATCTTCTTAATATTGAAGATCCAGACACGATCACAGGAAAAATGATCAGGGTCTGGTCATGGTTCGATTCAAACTCCGAAAATGGTCACGCTCCACTTGTGACAAAAGTCCTACTTGATAGGTTGACTGGTGTCACAGGTTTAACGGACGCATTAGTAAAAGTTGGTTGGCTTGTAAAAACTGAACAAGGTTTTTCTGTTCCTAACTTTGAAAGACACTTAGGGAAAGGTGCCAAAAAACGGGCTTCAGATGCCGAAAGAAAGCGAAAGTCACGCGAAAAGTCACAATCTTGTCACAATAAAAGCGTGACAGAAAAAGGACTAGATAAGAGTAGAGAAGATAAGAGTAGAGAAGATAAGAGTAGAGAAGATAAGTCAGCTAAAGCTAACATCGTTTTAGAAGTCTTTTCTCATTGGTGTAATGTTATGAACAAAAACATGAGCCAAACAAAGCTTACTGCTAAACGTGACAAAGCTATCAGAGCAAGACTAAAGGAAGGTTATACAGTCGAACATATTAAGCAAGCTATTGAAGGTTGTTCTCGCGATCCGTTCTCAATGGGTCAAAACGATAGAATGAAGCCCTTCAACGATATTGAGCTTATTCTTAGAACAGGTGAGAAGCTTGAAAGTTTCTTAGGTGGTCAAACAATCATATTGTCACCAACTGAAGCTTCAGCTCAAAGTAATTGGCATGAAGAGGATCTTGGATTATGAAAGACGTTAAAAGCCTTGTTCAAAATTTCCAACAAGGTCAAATTCAACCACAAGGCCAACATCAACTACAAAACAACATACCACCAGTTGTTAAGCAATTAGTTGATCAGGTTTTTAAGCAGCTAAAGGTTATCTGCCCAGCTTACGAACATTCATTACCAACTGAGCAAGCTGTTAATGACTGTAAAAAGGAATGGGTTAAAGCTTTTTATGAAAATAACATAAATCAAGTTGAACTTGTAAAGGCTGGCTTGGCTGGTGTTAGGCGTTCTGACTCTGACTTTTTACCAAGCTGCGGAAAGTTTATTTCATGGTGTAAACCTTCGCCTGAAGATATGGGCTGGCCTTCTGTTCAAGATGCGCTAAAGCAATGTATCAAGCACAGAGCTAACCAGAAAATGTTTAGGCCTCAAAATATCTATATCAGACCAATGATCATAGAACTTTGTAAAACAGTTGATTGGTGGCAAATGAACAACGACAGCAACGCACAACAACGAAAGCTTGCTGATAAACACTTTACTGATAAATACATGGAGCTTTTAAACTCAGGTTATCAAGAGCCAATTGAATCAGAGGTTGAGCGCCTACCAACTGAAGAAAAAGTCAAGGAAGGCATGAGCGAACAGCAAAAGCTTGATCAGCAAAAACGCTCACAAGCTTACATCGACCAAATCAAAGCCAACCTTAAAAAATCGAGAGGTAAGCAAAATGGTTAATCTTGAACATTGCGTACTTGATAAGTACGAAAACAACGGCGAAAGAAATGTTTTAACTCGTAAAAGTGAAAAACATTTAGCACCTTCTAAAGATGCTTACCTTTGCGCCATGATCGCTAACAACGCAATTTATAAAATGATGAACAACAAGGAGCATAAAAACAATGGCTGATCATTACCAAGAACAACGCGAAGCCGAACACTTCGTTAATAAAACATCAACACCTGAATCAGATAAAGATTCATGGCAAACACCTATCGAGTTATTTAACGCGCTTGATATGGAATTTAATTTTGTTCTTGATGCTTGCGCTAGTGAGAAGAACGCTCTTTGTAAGCTTTATTTTACTAAGGAAAGGTGCGCCATTAATAATGATTGGTACGACTTACTAGCTGATTTCGATCAGTTTCAGCGCGGTTCTGTCTTTATTAATCCACCTTACTCAATGACTCGAGAGTTTTTACACGCCGCAAGGATTGAAGCAAAAGACTTAAATATAACTGTAGTTGCCCTAGTTAATGCCAACACTGATACAAAATGGTTTGCTGAAGCAGTAGAAACGGCAAATGAGATCAGATTAATAACTGGAAGAGTTGGTTTTGTTCGCGCCGATGGTAAGAAGGCTAACGGAAACACTAAAGGCCAGTGCTTAATTATTTGGCGTGGTAATTGTGAAACGCCTTGTCAGATAACTATGGTTGATAGAGATCAACTGTTAGCAGATGGCGACATATAAAAAAGCCCTAACCGATTAAAGTTAGGGCCGTACAACATGAAAATACTACGTCCAAGCAGCATAGGAACTATATCAATGAATACTGAGCAAATCAATTTAGAGATTGAAGGTAAAGAATTTGAATGTGAGGTTAGCTTTAATTTTACCAAAGGAACATCGGGGGTTTATCACTTAGCACCTGAAGACTGTTACCCGTCTGAACCAGATGAATACGAGATAATCGAACTTGTTATTTTTGTTGGTGAAATGTCAACGTGTAATAAGCATGACGTTAGCTTTCTTATTGAAGATTTAACTGAAAGTATTGAGGAGCAACTTGATGAAATACGCAATGAAAGCTAGTGAGATTATTAAAACCCAGAGGTGTAAACAGTGAAGATTGAAATGATAAAAGAAGCTGGTGGCGTTTTTCGACCTGTTAACGATATGGAATATGAGAAAACTGTTAAATTCAAAACAGGCGAACAGTATTCAGTTGAAATTAAGCTTGCGCGTAACCCGGCTTTTCATCGTAAAGTTTTCGCGTTCTTTAACTTCTGTTTTGAGTATTGGAAAGGTGATAACGAGTTTCAAAGTGAGTCAAAGCAGTTTGATATATTCAGACAGCATTTAACTTGCTTGGCTGGCTTCTATGATCAGTACAGCAATATTCACGGTGAAGTTAGGATTGAAGCTAAATCACTAGCTTTCTCTTCAATGAATCAGGAGGAATTTGAAGAGTGTTACAACGCTTTGATAAGGGCGGCATTAAAACACCTTTTCCCCGGTGCCGATGTTGGTATTGAAAATCAACTAATGAACTTCTTCTAATGAAAAGCACAAACTTATCTTTGTTGCCGGATCATGAAAGGCGAGATATTGAACTTCAGCGACAAGCGGCGCTTCTTATCAACAACATGAGAAGGGGCAAGATTACAAGATCAGCCGTTCAAGCTGAAATCAATAAACTTCCTGAGTATGAGCAAGAGCAATTTAAAAATCATCTTAATAAATATAGGTCCATGAAATGAGGTTAGCTAAAGCGAATAAATACCATAAGTGTAAAAACCATTGTGACATATGGCCCGGAACTTACTATTACCCACAAAGAAGACGGAAGGCGCTTTGCTTTAAGTGTGGATATAACCGCAAGACAAAGAAAGCAACTTTCATCATAAAATTATTGAACTGGTTAGGTGCTCATGGCGAACAAAAAAAGAAAGTGTAAGTATTGCGGTGAATATAAACTTGCTGAAGAAGGTATCAAAACACCTTTAGCGTGGTTTTGTTGTCACGATCACGCCGTTTTATTTGCTCAGGATAAGCAAGCGAAGCAGAAACAAAAGCAAACAGCCAAAGCCAAGCAATCACAAGCCAAAAAAGAAAAGACCGCTAGAGCTGATTTAAGGGCGCGTAAAGAAAAGCTTAAAACGGCTGGCGATTACATCAAGGAAGCACAAGCGGCGGTTAATAAGTATATTAGGATTCGTGATCATGGTAAGCCATGTATTAGTTGCGGCTCATTACCTGAGCAAAAAGCTGGCGGAACAATGGATGCCGGGCATTATCGCTCAAGAGGCGCGGCTTCTCACTTGCGTTTTAATGTTCTTAATATCCATGCTCAATGCGTGAAATGTAACAGGTTCAATTCTGGTAATGCTATTGATTACAGAATAAGCCTGATCAAGAAGATAGGAATTGAACTTGTTGATAAGCTTGAAGCTGACAACAAGCCAAGAAAGTTTACTATTGAATACCTTAAAAGGGTTAAGCGCGTTTTCAATAAACGCGCCCGGTACCTTGAGAAAAGACTAATGAATAATGTTTAAAAGAAAAATATCAACATAAAATGACGCATTGATATAATAATCATCAGTAGTATTCGCTCTTTGAGTTCCTACGTATTCTCCATGAAGATATGTAACATCCCCATTTGTATCAATGCGAACATTATGAATTGAACCATTAAACATATTCTGCATAGTTGTTTCTATTCGGACTCGTGGCCGATACCCTTCAGGTAGTGTAAATATAACACCACTAGATAGAGCCCCCTCATCTACAGAGCCAGAAATTGTAACCGTAGAGCCATTTCTTGACACTGAAAACCCGGTAGATCCTGCTGCCCAAGCGCCTTGAAAGGTTATAGGTAATGAAGCATCGTCACTTTCTCTAAAGTCTTTTACAACAGCTCTGTCTATGTCGATTATAGGATTGGCAGAATTACCGCTTGTAAAGAAAAAACCTTCAGCAAAATTCGGTGTACGTTGTCGAGCGTAAACACCTTTGCTAGTTTTGTTATTTTCAAAACGAATTACACCAGTATCAACAACAAGCATAAAGAAAGAGTCAACAACTGCTATGTTACTTGTAACAACTACACTAGCCGTAACATTGTTTTGATTTACAACAATATTCCCGATCAATGTTTCAAAGTCTGTATTAGCATCAATTGTGATTGAGGTAGGATCAACCAATGAACCATCAAAACAGTTTGTTTCAAAGTAGTTACCATCAATCAGACATTGTTTGTTTCTATGAGTAACAATAATACCCTGCTTGCTGTTACCTTCGATTATGTTATCTCTAATAGTAACACCATCAGCAATTTGAAATAGATCTGAATAATCAGCGGTAGGGTAATTTTTAAAGTAAATGCCAACTTCGTTACCCTGAATTTCACAACCCCGTATTGTGCCGCCATTAAACCCTGTTCCAGTGTTTCCAACATAGCCAACATCACCCGGTTCCAAACCATCAACATTGCGAACGCCTAGATAAACGCCGTATTTATTGCCTCTTAACCACAACCTATCTAGCGTAGTTGACCAGCAAGCCGAAGACATATCAATACCGATGTTAAACCCGCGAATTTTAATATCAGTGAAGGTTGTTCTTATGCACCCTTTAGCCCAAATGCCAGTGCCAACTTTATCCAAAGACTGTTTATCTAAGTTAAAATCTCTATAAACAGCACCTGCATAATCACCGTCAGTTGGACTACTCTGCGACCAGTCAAAACCTAATTCAAAAGCGTAATCTGTAGCAGTGCTTAAAATTGTTGTCTCACCCATTGACTGACCATAAATAGAGCAATACCAAGGCACTTGAATTTTACCCTGTTTAAATACACCTTTAGGGTAAAATACAGAGCCATTGTTACCAGCGAAATTAAAGGTCGCTTGAATCGCCAGAGTATCATCAGTAATGCCGTCACCAGTAGCACCGAATTGCTTCACGTTAATACTATTATCAACTTGTATTACGGCAATATTCCCATTAATTAAAGTGTGGTTTCCATAGCCGTCAATAGGATCTCCATCTTCAGCCGCTTCAGAAGGTGTTTTTATTAAATACTTAGCACCACCAAAATCACCAGCAAGTAAAAAACCTTTTGTTTCTACAACCTTTCCGCTCTCAATCCCTATATTTTTCATTGTATTTACGTTTTCAATAAAAAAATTAGGAGAAGAGTTTTGACCAACTATAGAAGTGCAAGCTTCTAATATACCAGTTGTAACAACTGATTCTGTTAATACTATCGTTGTTTCACTTCCTGCAAAGGTGGACGATTCAACCGTTGAATAAGAAAATTCAGAGGTGTTATTGTTTATACGAACTTTTCTGCCGGGATCGAAATCCACTACGGCATTGCCGCCAACCTTAAAAGATTTAGTGCTAACGTATGTTGCAGTCATGCAGTTAACCCACTCTTCCGCTTGAGCTGAAGAAACAGGATCAGAAGACCATATTTCATTTTCATCCTTGTCTTTTAGCACCATCTTATAGGAGCCTTCGAGATATACATTAGCGTAACCCTCACCATTTAAAATAACAGGGTTTGTATTTTCAACAATCTGATCTTCTGATTGATAAGTTGGTTTTGGTGTGTTTGTTCTTGCCTGATAAGTGTAAAGCTTACCAAAAGCAAGTGGTTTACCGTTTCTATCCCAAGCGTAAAACTTAGGGCCTATCATTGCTACAGCCATTTTATTTCTCCTGTTTAAATTTTTCTGATTCTTGCTTTGCTTTCTGCAAAGCTTTATCAGCTTGTAAATAGTATTTCATAAAAGCGTCATTTCGGCTATTCCATAGCTGATCCAGCTTTTCGCGCTTCTCAGCACCAGTTAAATTTTTGTCATGCTTAACTTTAAGTTCGGCGGTTTTAATGCCTTCCTTTCCGTACATGAGTTTTATTAGCTGATTCATTGAGTCGTTAAGATCAAATAGAACTTCCTTCTCCTTACCAGATAAGCCAAAGAACCGATCATCTTTAAACTTCTGACTTTCCTTCAGCTGCCCCTTTATCGCCCGGCGAACATCAATCTGCTGCTTAAAAGTCGAAACTATTTGATCAGACTTTTCTTTAAGTTCAAAGAACTTTTCCATTGCTGCGGTTGCTGGCCTAACATCAGGCGTTAAGAAGCGGCGCAAGAAAACATTATCAGAAGCTTTGCTATCTGGTTTTTCTCCAAACTTTTCATTATCCCAAAGCATATGATCAGTACCCCAAAGAAGGTAACCGCCAAGATAACCAGTGTAAGCTTTAAACATATGTTCAGCTTTTACCGGGCTGATACCCAAAGCCTCACCCATACGAACAAATGTTTCAGCGGTGTTTGAGGTGTACTGCTCTGGTGCCTCAACATCACTTAACGCTTTAGGGACAACTGGCGCACCCGTCCATTTTTCATTGCGAACAAGATCCCACCAGCCCGTCATCATTGCCGGAGTTCCATCAATTCCATACATTTGCGTAAGGGTCCACAACATACCGTCAGCAAACTCTTTGCCCTTATCATCTTCTACATACTTGGCAAAAAGCTCAGGCATAGTTGCGTAAACAAAACCAACATCATAAGGGCGAGGTATTTTAACGAATTTTCCATCACCAACTTTAATATGCCAGTTAGTTCTTTTTTCGTAATCTGGTATTGCTTTGTAGTCTTCATCATCTTTATTCACTAAGTAAAGAATAAGAGTTGGAACGGTGATCCAAAAAAAGGCTTTCATAGCTAAAGCCGTTGGGTTGCCATCGTATTTCTTGCGAACTACCGCTTCCCTGAAAACTCTATCCTGTGATTGGATCATAGCGTTTAAGAATGGAACAGTACGAATATAGCCAGTTAAAAACCTATTCGCTCCTAATACGCTAAAGTCGGTTGAGATCTCCCTAGCCTCAAAACCAGCGTCCATATCAGATTTCATATTCTTCTTAGCAAGTCTGAATTCACCAATGCGAGTTCCGTATTCAAAGGCACTGGCTATATTATCAATTGTAGACAATAGTTTTTCTGGCATTGTCATAACGCCAAATTCATCAAGTTTAACTCTTCTTCGTGCGGTGCCTTCTTTTGTCATAGCCTCAAGGCGTGAAGAGTAGCCGCCACCAGATTTAATAAAGTTCTGATAGTGCTCGTCTTTAGTGATAAATGAATACATTCCTTTGAATGAATCAACAAAAGGTTTGAAGTTATTCTTACTCAAGAACGCCGCCCCGGTTGTATCACGAACCAAGTTAGCCCCGGTAAACTCAACACCTAAAGTAATCATTCGAGTAAAGAAGTTCTTAACACCAAACATTACATTCATAAATGAACTGTAACTTTCAGGGTTCATTGAAAGCAACATTTCTTGAAGTAATGGATCTTGAACTTCGTAATACTTCGGTTTTCCGTTGATAATCACTGAGTCAACAATATTACCAGACTCATTTAACTGAGGCTTAACTCCATGCTGCCAGAAGGTAAGTAAATCTTTACTTGCTAAATCAAGGTCGCCATCAATAACAACGCCATTAGCCTCAAGAACTTTACCTATCTTAGCCGCCATTTCATCAGCATAAACTTGAACTGGTTTAGAGTCAGGCGCGATCTTAGTCGCAAAAATAGCTCCATCTTTATGACCTGAAATATATTGATAAAGCCTTTGTTTGGCTCTATTGTTCAAAGCTGATCTAACATTTGCCGTTATGCCGTCTTGGATATTGACTAAAATATCATTCAAGTTTGCGGTGCCACCTTTTAATTTTTGGAAGCCACCACCAACACCAGTAGGACCACCAGCCAATTGATCACGAATACGATTGAAAGGAACATAATCTTTGTTCATTTTACCCATTGTCTTACGGCCTTCAGGCGTAATCATTCCAGCCTCTTCGTAAAAATCCATCATGCGATCATTGAAAGCTTGATAGTCTTTCTGAATTGACTCAAACACCGGGTAGTCTTTACCAAGTCGCGCCCATTCCTTAGCGGTTTCTTTTGGTATTAAGTTTTCACGGCCTTGTCGGTGAAGCTCTAAAGCTCTTCGTCCGGCAAAGTAGCGAAGTAGCACATCAATTTTCTGATCGCCTTCGTGCTTAGACTTTAACTTGATTGATTTAACTGGCTCTAATACTTCATGTAAGCTTTGGCCAGTACGCTGAAGATCGCCTTTATTATCAAAGTTAACTGTGCCGTAATTCATAATGTAATCACTGATACCTTCTGAACCACCATTGGCAAGCCTAAATTGTTTCCAAGCTGATTCTTGAACGTTACCAATCTTACGAGAAAGCTCTTGCTCAACTTTTCTTGAAGCATGAAAGCGGTCAATTGTTTGTTGGCGAATGCGAGAATCACGGCGATAAGCCCATTCATCAAACCTTTGCTTGAATGATGGATCTTTACCAATTAAAGCTTGACCTAACTTATCAGGACCTTGGAAGTAAAATTTGTGCATCAAGTCTTGCATATCGCGCATAGGGTTTAATAGTTTACGGTCACGAGCCATAAGTTTAGTAAACGCCTCATAGAACTTAGGAGCACGAATTAAAGCTTCTTGTGAGTTGGTAAGCCATAAGCGAACAAATTCAGCAAAGCCTTCAATCTCCATTATCTGATTGTCAGCATCGGTATAACTAAGCGCCTTAACTTCATCGTTGAACTTAGGATCCTTATAAAGCTTTTTGAAGTTTGGCAAAGTAATGTTTGAATAAAAATCTAAGTAATGCGCCATTTCGTGAGCAAGCACTTCAACATCATTCTTTTTGCGAGTTCTGATCTCACCAACTTGAGGGCGGTAAAAACCTTCAGAAGACTTACCTTTGATTTTGCCAAAGTAAATTCTACGGCCCATTATCTTAACCAACTTAGAAATAATTGGTTCAATGCGCTGAGGCTTCTCAGGTATTTTTAGTTTGCGACCTTCTATAGAAACAAACTCGCGGCGTTCTGGTATTCCAGTTGAACGGAATAAGCCAATAAAATTATGGCCCGGCGCGTGGAATATACGAGCGCCCGGCTTAACTGGCTTGGTATCTTTGCGTTTATATTCACTGTCATCTTTCTTGCGCTCAAGTGTATTACTATCATTTTTTTCAATAGTAACCATAACCGTTGAAACGCCAGTTGGACGATCAGAAGTTTTAAAGCTGCCTTCAGGTAAGTCTTCAATATAACTTCCAGCATCATCAAGCCATTCACGAAACTCAACCGCTTTCTTGCGCGAGTTCTTAACACCAGCGCCCATAATGGCAACCAATTTACCGCCCGGCTTTAACAAGTCATAAGCGTGTTTAACATGGTCAATATCTTGAAAGTTTTCAAAAGGTGGGTTCATTACAATACGGTCATAGTTCTTAGTTACTTCTAAGAAGTCATTACCAACTACGTTATAACCTTTGGCTTCAAGTAGAGCGCGAAGCCCAGCGTTATACTCAACCACCTCTAAAATAGCATCAGGCGCGGCCTGTTGTATTTCCTGAGCAATATTACCTTTGCCAGCAGAAGGCTCTAATACTTCATGGCCAGCTTGAATATCAGCATAATCAATCATCTGATCAACTAATGTTTTTGGTGTAGGAAAGAATCCTTCAATCTTCTTGCCAACTAAATCACGCTCTAAAGCTTTTACTGGATCATCCTTTCGCTTAGCAACCTTTAACGAGTCAAGTTCACGAATGGCGGCGCGTAGTTGTTCGCCAGTTGATATACCAAGCTTACTAAGTCTTGCTTGTGTCGATACTTGATCAGGCAACCAACTCAATTGATAAGACTCAATATGTCCGGCTTTGCTTGCTGTTAATATTTTTTTACCTTGCTCATTAGTTAATAGTCTTAAACTATCTCGCTTGCCAGTTGGTAAGTTTCTAAGCTCAGCAGATAAACGAGCATAACCGCGCTTACCTTTTAAGCTATCAGCTATTGACTTAACAATACCTTTGTCTAATTCGACAACAGGAAATTCAACGTTAGCAATATAATCATCAACAGTTACGCCATCTTTCAAGGGGCGGCTAATTGTATAACCATCATAAGAACCACTTTCATAAAGGTCTTGAGGTATTGCGCGTTTCTGAATAGATATAAGCTCTTCAAGTTGCGTTACTTGGCTAAGCTTGCCTAAGTGAGTTAAATCACCTTCCTGTAAGCGAGTGGCAATATTGCGAACCGTTTTAGCTAATGCTAGATGTTTCTCGGCTCGCTCAGTCGCATTTGAGGCCATCGAAGCGCGTCTTGCTGTGTTAGCTTGTCTTGGTCGATTAATCTCTTCGTTGGCCTTGTTTTCCATCTTCTCAGCCATATCAAGAAGCTTATCGGCGTTCTTTGATTGCTTAACTTCAGCTTTTGCTTCGTTGAAGTCGCTTTTATCAATATCTTTACCAGATAGTAATTGCTCAAACTGATCAGCCGCTTCAACCGTTTTGAATTGAAAGCCCGGTATAGCTTCACCTTTTGAATAAGAAGAATAGTAACCGCCAAATTGTTTAGCCTTTGCGCTCAGCTCACGGAACTTGTCTTTATCAACTCGGCCTTTCATCTTAACGACAAATAGATCAGCGCCCGTTTTAGTGTGCTTTGTTTGCGCTCGCTCAGTTGGGATAGCTTCAACTTCACCAGATACAACAACTGGCTTTTCTTCAGTGGCTAAAGTTTCACTAACTAACTCGTCATACTTGGCAAGTTGCTCAGCGGTCATCTTGTCTTTACCGCGAACACGAATAAACTCTTTAAACTCAGCAAGTGTTTCAGGGTTAGTTAACGCCTTAACAAATTCATCTTTGCGCTTTTCAGCTTGCGCCCGGTATTCGCGTTGCTTCTCATAAGCTTTATCAACATCAGCCTGAGTTTGTTTACGGACCTTTTCAATAATCTGTTCTTCAAATGATTGAGAACCACCAAAAATAGTAAAGGTAGCATCAGCCATAACATGATCAGAAAGCATTGATTCATAAGCTTGCTTAACCATTTGAGGCTTACTTAAATCGTTACGAGGTGACTTAATAATCTCCTGAAGCATGGCCTTAGTAAATTTACGCTGGCTTATTTCAGCAATGATTTTATCTTTGTTGGCTATCAAGTTTTCAGCATCATCAAGAATTTGCTTAGCCGTAGCGGTTTGATCTGCTACTGACTTTCTAAATTCACGGTATGAAGAGGAAGTATAAACTTCAGGCACCTTGTCAGCTTCAGTTAATGTTTCATCACTGACTTCTTTGATAACTTCAGATAACTTAGGCTTCTTCTTGTCAGCCGCCGCTTTAGCTTCTTCTTGGCTGATTCGCTCAGCTTCGACTTCAGATACTTCACTGGTTTCTTTGCCTTGTTGCTGTAAAAACATAACAGCAGAACTAAGCTTATCTATCTTCTTCATTGTAGCTTTGTTGTAAAGGTCAATGCCGCCAGATAAGTTTTTGTTATCAGGATCAGCGGTTAATTCCTTAATCCACTGATCAAGCTCTTTGGCTGTGTAGTTTTTAGATAAAGCAACAGGATCCCAATTAAACACCTTGCGCTTAACTGGTTTTGTAACTTGTTGTTTTTGTTCGGGTTTTATATCTAAATAAAAGGAAGGTGAGTTATCATCAGTAACATAAACATCACGAGAAGGGCCTTTAACCAATTTTGCTTTAGTGTTTTTTGTAGCACCTAATCTATCCCAAATTTTTGCGGCTTCTACACTTACGCTACTATCTGAAGTAACCCTTGTTAATCCATCAGCTTTAGCTTTAGAAATAATGTCTTTGTAAGCATTTGTAGCCAGACCTTTCCCTTGGTAGTTTTTATCTAAGCTTGAATTAAATACTTGAAGATCTCCATTAGGAAGCAACTCAGCCTGAACAGCTCCAACATCAACGCCTTTGCTGTTTTTGTATACGACCTCGTAGCCATCAACTTTTTTACCTGAAGAAAGCTCCGTTCCTTTATTTATTTCTTTTAGTGGTGATACTTGCTCGGACTCTCCAACTCGAACAGGTGTAACCTCTGTGCCGCTTGGTGTAGGTTCTGCGGTATCGGGAATTCGTTCTGGTTCGACTTCTCGGCTTGCTGGTGTAACTTCGTCAACTGGTGCGCTTCGCTCTTGCTGATCACGTTGTTCAGGTATGCTATCTTCAACCATTCCGGCATCATCGGCTTTAACCTCTTCTTTAGGAAGTTCAACCTCAACAGCTTCTTGATCAGGCATTTTAGCTTTATCAATAGGCTGTTCTTTAATATCAACTTCAAGTTCAGGCTTCGCTTCAGGTTTTTCAACATCATTAAGCACTTCTTTGAACTTGGCTTGTTCTTCTTTTGTTAGGTTTGACCATAACTCAGAAGCTTCTAATTTTTCAGTAGTGGAAGTTTTTTCAAGTTGAGCTCGTTCAGGATCAAGTAAATCAATAGCAGTTGTATCTTCTTTAATATCTTTACTTGCTAGTTCTTCGTCCATAGCACGAGCAAGAACTTTTTCAGGGGAATAATTAATTTCATTTACAACGGCTGAGCCCGTACCGATACCGCCACCAAAAACACCACCAGCAACAGCGCCAGCAGCAGCGCGATCAAGAGCTTCCATAAAATCCATTTTGGCATCAGTACTAAAACGCTCACCAGTATATTCAATCATGCCTTCTTGAATAGCTTCAGTAGTGGCTTCTTTGGTTAAAGCTTTACCACCAGCCTTAGTAACACGCTTAATTTGCTCTTTAATTCCAGCCTCAAGCATTTCCTTACCAAGATCTTCTTTAAGGTCTGAAGTCATGCCTTTGGCACCAATACGCTCAAGTAAGGCTGAAGCAGTAGCAAAAGGAGCGGCTTCAAGAATATCTTCAAGTTCAGCTTTGCTTTTACCTTTATTAATTGCTCGTTGCTCACCTATCTCACCAGAACGCGCAAAAATATAAGCTGGCAATGCGTAGATGGTGGCAACCATATCAGGAACAGACTTAATGCCTTGTTCAAGTCCATACTCTAAAACTTCGGCATAAGCTGAACCACTTAACGGACCACCTTCAGAAAATGCTTTTTTAACACCTTCCCAATTAGCTTGCTCTTCATAACCAAGATCAACACCTTTAAGAACTTCAGCGCCTTTAGTTAATATTGGTTCAGCATCAACCTTAGCCCATTCTTCAGGTGATTTATAAGAAGGAATAATGTCACCGTCTTCCCAAACCAACCCACCCATAGGAAATTTTTCTTCAAGACCTTCCCCAGTTGTTTGAATAGTTTGTAATAGCGCCCCGGTAACGTCACCAGCGCGTTCACCAAGACCAGCACCCCAATTACCTAGCTTATCGCTAACAAGCTCTAGCATTGACTTTTCTTCAGGCGCTTTCATTGCTGCCCCGGTAAAGCCATCAACTTCTTGTTGTTGAATTGGTTGTTGCTCAATAGGTTGAGGTGTTAATTCTTGAGATGGATCAATAAGCTCAAAACCTTCAGGAAGTTGGCTTGAGCTTATTTGAGAATTATCTTCAGGTATTAACGCGAATCCTTCAGGTAATTTATTTGTCATTTTTTTATTTGCCTTATTGTTCAGGTACCCATTGACCATTAGTGTAAACTAAAATATTTCCAGCAGCATCTTTAGCTCTCTGACCTTCAGTATATTGCTGATCGCCTTCAGCGGTTGGAATTTTAACGCCAAAGTCTTTAGCTGCTTTAGAAACCGCTTGCGCTGCCGTTAGGGATTTATCATCACGATAATATACCGTGGCTTGCTCTAAAACAGCTTGTATTTCAGGTAAAACTTTAGGGTCAGTCATTTGGAATTTACCAGTCTTAGGGTTATACATTCCACCATAAAGAGTGGCTACCTGCCTAGACATTGCGCTTTCGTCTGATGTTTTTATACCTCGACCATCACCAGTGCCAGACTTTTTAACAGGGCGCTTACCGCGAGCAATCTCTTTACCACGCTGATAAACAATATCTTCACCACCAACTTGAACGGCCTTTGGATTCTCAAGAATTTTATCCATTGCCATAGCCTTAGAAAGTGAGATCTCCAAGAAATCAAGATCAAGCTCTTTAGGCATTTTAGCAACTGACTCAGGCGGCAAAGTTGTAAGCATTTGCTGATAAAGTCTTGCTTGCTTTTCAGGTGAAGCATTTAGAACTGTTGCGGCCATCTGCCCCATTTCATCAACTTTTTGCTGAGCAACTTTAAGTTTTCTATCGTCCATCTTTCCAACGGACTCAATAAATGAAGCACCGCCTTCAGGATCAATAGCAAGAAGTTGTTGTTGCGCGTCAATATCACCAGTTACAGCCTTCTGGCGCAAACCAGTAAGCATTCTGTTTTTTTCTTGTGCTCGTTGCTCTTTAATTGGTCGCTGAGCAACTTCTCGCTCTGCTTCACTCAATTGTAAAGAAGCTAACTTGTTTCTAGTGCGAGCACTTTGAATGTTTTCTTTGGTGCGGTATAGCTCACCAACGTCAATACCGAATCTGTTAGCTGGCATTTTATGCTACTCCTGTTCCTGCGTAGTGTTGGTTGTTGCTGGTGTATTCATCTTATAAGTAAGCCAGTTTTGAGCAGCTTGGTTTACAACTTGCGCTTGATTTTGATAGCCACTAGCACGAGCAGCACCAACATTTTGAGCGGCTATATTCTGGCCTCTGCCAGTTTGCGCCATGATGTTACCGCCAGTTTGAGCAAGTTGCCCTGTTGTTTGGGCTTGCCCGGCTGCGGAAGCTTGACCACCTTGAGATAAGCCGGAAAGGATATTGAACTTACGGGCCTTCTCATTTGCGGCGCGAGCATAAGCGTTAGCGTATTCTTTACTGCCTTGTTCTTGACCAAATTGAGTTAATGCTTTTTGCTGAGCACCAGAAAGCAACCGACCACGAGCAGCAGCAGAAGCATCAATTGCTTCAACTCCTTCTTTCATGCGTACTCGATAGCCGGGATCATCTTCAAGGTTGATATTCCCAACCTCAAAAGCACCAGATTGAACACCTTGCCAGATACTATCTAAAGCTTGTTGACCAACATCACGCCAAGGAGCAAAGTCCTCACGTTGCTGATCTGCCATTTCGCGCTGGAATTCTAAGTTCTTATCAGCCATTCGCTCTTCAGCGGCCATACCTTCACGAGCTGATTTTGCTTGAGCCTTACTTGCTTTGTTTGCTGAATAAGATCCGACAACTGCGGAGCCTACTACTGCGGCGGCAACTACTGACATTCTTCCCCCTTAGAACAAATAGCCTTAGCATGATCAGCTAAAACTTGTTCATCGTGCTCTATTTGCGCCATAGCGTTTTCAAGCATTACATTAAAATCATCTAACTCTTGGAATGAACCGCAAGTTAAAAACTCGTACATTTCTTCAGGATCACGTTCTTCAGCACAATGAAAAGTAATCCAATGAGTATCTTCGTGAGCATAACCAGCACGCTTCTTGCCAGCCTTACCTTCCATGATATTCAAACCAGTAAGGCGCTTAACCTCACCGTTATCGGTTGAGACTGTAACGTCACCACTAAGCATAATATCAAAGTGATCAAACTTATGAATACGACCAGTTAGCAGAGTGCCTTTAGGTATTGTTATTTCACGAGCATAAATACCACCAGAAAAACGATGCTCAACAGGAATGTCAACTTGTTCTTCTTGAAGCATTGCCGTTTCTAACTGGTTAAGTTTTTCACGGCGTTCTTCAGTGGCAATAATTGAAACAGCCTTTACTAAGGCTAGTGATTTACTCTCGCTCATACCTACATTTGATTCTTTCATTTATGCCCCTAAATCTTCTTTACGTTCTGAAATATGTTTGACTTGGTAAATAGTACCGATATTACTTGAGTTAGTAAAAGTATCTGAAGCACTACCAACTTGAAGTTGAATCAATTCGCCTTCGTCACCTTCAGCAACTTCAACGGCAAATGTTAAAATTAAATTCTCACCAGCCTGATTTCGACCAACAAAATAATTAAAGGTTGTTGTGCTTGGTGTTGCCGCAGTTGCGTTATAGCTTCTTAGTTGTATTTGTCTTCCAGCGTTAACTTCATCAAAAGTTAAAGCGACCTTAATGGCAAACTCCCAAATACCAGCGCGATCTAATTTTAATCCGTGATTAGCCTTGTCGTAAGTTACATCAAGCGGCGTGGCAATAAGGTTAATATCAAAACCTTCCAGTGTTTTAAAAGTTGAATCAATAGTTCCTATTGCCTTAACAGCGTCAACACCGATACCACCATAACCAGCAGCAACAAAGGCATTTTTAGCCTGTTCGCGAGTTAGTTCAATATAAGCATCATTATCAATTAAAGAGACTCGCTTCCATAAAGAACTGTTAAAAGCCCCGGCTGGCTCAATAATATCCTCTATGGCTCGGTAATAACTTTGAGGATTGCTATCAGGATTAACGATGTACTCATTAGCTAAGTAACCAGACTCTTTATCGTAAGGCTTGGGCCTATCGCTACCAAAAACACGATATTCCAAATTAAGTATATTTTGCTTGTTTGTTGATATGTCTTCTTGGTTTTGCTCAATATCTTTTTCATTTTCAGTTATTCGTTCTTCATGATCTAAAACAACAACAATAACCTCTTCAAGAGTATCAATTTCACCTTCTACGATAGTGTTAAGTTCATCAATTGCGTTACCGCCTTTGTACGATGTTCTTCTATAAACATCACGAAACCATATAGCCCAAACTTTACTAGGGGTTCCGTCAGAGTTAACCATAGGCACGTTAAGCGGCGGTTGAGATACGTTATTAATTAATTCAGCCATTATCGAGCCTCAATCCATGCGCCACCAATATCAATAGGTATAGGATCGCTTATCTCAATTTTAAAAGTGAATTGGCGAGCGCAACCAAAGCGGTTAACTTTAGCCCTTGTTAAGTAGTCGCCTCTTTTCCCTATCTTCCCAACCTTAAAACTTTCACTGTAGGTATTGCCGCCATCTTTAGAGAAGTAAACCCTAAGTTCTGGATCGTCACCTTGACCAAGTGTTAAACCAACACCAGTTTCCATATCAAACTCAAGGCTATCAACAGTTAAGAACTCGCGCCCTTGGTTTACAGTTGGCAAAACAAACTCACGAATAACAGGCTCGCCATCATCGGTATAATGATTGCTGGCCATTTGATAAACACGACCATTCTGAAAGTCGCCAACTAATGTTTTTGAGTCAAAAAATATAGCGTTGTTTGATTGGTGCCTTCCGAATTGATAGCTTTGGCGAATATGCCAAGCACCAGTTGAAATATCAAAACACCAAGTAAGATCACGAGAAGGTATTGTTAATACATAAAATAAATGACCTTCGTCTTGGTAGGTGTAAGCAAAAGCTGTTGACAGGTCAGTGTTCTTTAATGTTTTCTCTACGGCGTGAGAACTTATTCTAACTGGCGTATATCCAGCCATTTGATAAACCATTAAGTCAGAGCCTACAAAGTAAATCGTGTTGTTTTGCTTGGCTACCGTGTAACGAGCACCACAACCCTTCTCAATGAAAGCGCCTTGGTTTCGTTCAAAAGGAAAATCAGCAGCGCCGGAGTTATACCAAACTTCTATTGTTTCAGTGCCGAACATGAATACTTCTCGGTGGTCACTGAGAACGGCGACCAATGGATCTGGCTGGCCTTCTGCGGTTGCGAAGTCTAGCGGATCAAATGAAACATCAAGCAAGTTAGATATAAAGAATTGCCCGGTACCCTTTCTATCAAAGATAAAGTAACCGTCCTGATAAGTAACAGTTGAGGCCGGGTAAAACCCGTCTGTTTTAATTTCTTTTACCTCGTTAGTATTTGAGTCAAAGAAGAACCCTTTAAACCCGTCAACTATAACAATTTGAGAGCCGTTATCCTCCATCACTACGCGACCATTAAGGACAACATCACCAAGCTCTTTGTATGAACCGTTTTTAAATATCTCATACATTTTTGTCGGTGTAACAGCAAAAGCCCTACTACCATTTTGGTGAAGAGCCTTAACGGGGAAAGTTGGCAATTCCAAAAAGAACGCTAACCCCGGAGAGTGAATTAAATTAAACGGGTACTTGCCGCCAGTGCTTTGCCTTGGGTAAACATTAATAAGCAGCTCATTACCTGAAATGTCTTGCTCAGCAGTATTAGCGGCTAATGGTATTTGAATTTGCGGCATTACTAAGGCCCCTGTTCAATAATGTAAGTTCCAATGCCTTTACGCTGAGTGGCGACAGCTCTATCCATGCCAAGCACAAGAGGGCGGTAGTTATTACGTTTAAGCCATTTCTTACCCTCAACAGCATTAGTAGCTACTAAAGGAGTAACGGTTTTACCCCACTCGTCAGCCAAGTCTAAACACAAGTTAAAGATAAGTGCTCGCTCGTAACCCGGTGGCAAGTTAACAACATCAGTCAAACAAGCGGTTGATAATATCTCGCTTAATGGCTGAATGACTTCAAGGTGAAGTGTTTCACCATCGTAAGGAACAGCTTCAAATAAAATTGTATTTAGTGGCCAACCTTCACGAATGTAAAAACGAGAAGGGCGAGAGGCGTTAGTTTTGCGGCTAATCCTTGAGAATGTTTTAACGTCAATAATTTCTTGAATGTAATCAGTTTGGTATTGATCACGAATAAACGCCGCGATAATCCTTTCAGGGCGAGCTGTTTCAATGTGGTTATCTGGCAACGGTACTGGTAAAGGTTCAGGGTAGTTACCAATAGTGTATTCAGACTGATCACCAATAAGAGTAAAAGTGACAACGCCGACAACAGGAATAAGCAAGGTTTCATTTGTCCAAGCGTCAACCATCTGTCTAAATACAACTAAAGCATCGTCACCTTCATTAGCTGGCAGGGGTTCACCAGCGGCTAGAACGCCAATTTTACGCATGGAGCTTCTGATAATATCCCCTACCGTAGTAGCCATGTTATTCAGCCTCGTTTAAAGCTTCAGTAATTTTGGCGATCATAGTGTCTTCACCAAAGTTTGAGCGAAGAGTTAAGCCAAGCGACTTACCTAGAATAATGTGCTCTTCTTTGTTTAATGACTTAGGATCTTCATTAAATCGATCAAGTAAAGCGTTAAGCTCGTCAGCACCTTTATCAGATTGCTTTAAGCCGCGGCGTTCAGCTTCTTCAATGATTGTTTCATCAGTTAAGTTAGCCGGGTTAAAAGCAGCTTCAGCCATTTTGTTAGCTTCTGCTTTAAGTTGGTCAGGAGTTAAAACGATAAAGCCATATGACTCAACAAGTTTAACTAAGTCTTCAGGGCGAGCATTAGAAACTTGTTCTTCAGTCAAGCCAGTATCGTTATCTTCTGGTAAATCTAAACGTGCCGGAGTATCAAACCAGCCATCTTCAAGCTTAGCTTCAAGTTGCTCTTGAGTAAGTGTAAACATTTCACCTTTAGGGTGATCGGCATTAAATAAGAATACTGCTTTTTTTGGATTTATTACTTTTTCCATGAGGGATTACCTTTTAAATGTTGTTGAAAGCTTTCACCCAAAAAGCCCAGCTAGTGCCGGGCTTTATAACTTGGGTTAACTACTAAGCAGCAGCGCCCCATAAACGAAGAGCTAACTCACCATAAATCATATCGGCACCCCATACGGCATCAATACGAGTAATTTCCGTTTGCTCATTAATATCATAAGCAGCGGTCATTAATAGCGATAAACCAGTTTCAGGATCAGCGGCACGAGACTTGATAACGGCTGATTGAGGTAACTCAAGATCAATCATTGCTAGTGCGATAGCGTCACGGTGGAACAAGTAGTTTTGCTCGTAAGTTGTATTGGCAGCACCAAGAACCGTAATAGGCGCGTTATCAGCCGGAAGAGCTGTAACATTTTGGTAAGCCTTCAAGCTTATAGTATCACCAGCGGCGTTAGTGGTTGTTGCTGTACCGTCATTAAGGCTTGGAGAAATCTTAATTGAGCCAGCGCCACCGCCATCAGTATCAACATCTTCAAGAACAACAAACTCTTGTAACAAGCCAGTTGTTTCATAGTTCTGTGGGTTAACGCCAAATACACCAGCAAAGGTAATAACATCACCAGCAAGCAAGAAGCCAGTTGTTGAAGCTGTACCACCATCAAAAGCAACAGTATCACCATTAGTAACAGTGCCAGCAACAAGCGGAGTACCACCGTGATTACCAACAGTGTGCTTAGGTAGATTCTGAGACTCATAAGTTTCATACTCAGAAACTTTACCGCGATAACCCATCTTATAAGCTTGCTCAACCATGCTTTCTTTAAATAACTTGGTTACTTCATCAGATAGAGAGGCACAAGTGAACGGGTCAAGTACGGCGTGGCGCATACCATCACTAGGAACGGCGTAAGTTGTTTGCTTAGCGGCAGCGTTAGCAAAATCAATAAACGCGCCCGGACGAACACCCGGAGTACCTGAAGAGTGGAACGCTTTCTTCAACGTCATAGTTAAAGAGCGGTCAATTTGGTTAGCAATTTGAACCATACCAGACTTCAAGTAACGCTCAGAAAACTGAGTAATATCTAAAGTTTTATCTTTAACAGTGAATTCAAGGCCAACGTGCTCTTGATATTCAATCTTAAATGGAATGGTTTGATCAACCATTGGTTGTTTCTGCAGTGTTCGACCACTGGCAGACTTAACACGATAAGGAAGTTTCAAGCGAATGGTATCGCCAACCTTACCAAAAGTTTTTTCATAGTTACGATATACGCACTTAGCCATAACTAAGTTATTTTTTAACAGGCGTAACGCTTCTTTTGCGATTACGTCATCTGTTAAGAGATTGTTATTTTGAACAGCCATGATAGCTTCTCCTAATTACCAAGATGATTTGCGCTTTTGCTCTTTCTTATTCATGTGGGCTTCGTATTCAGCAAAAGACATATCTGATACAGATTTCTCTTGTGCGTCACTACCACCAACAGGACTAATAGGTTCCGGCGCGTTAGTTGTTTTTGTCGGTTTCGGCGGTTTGCTCTTCACCGTCAGATCAAGTTTAGCGATTGCTCGCATTTGTTGAGCTGGTGATTGACCAGCAATATCAGTAGCAAGATCCTTGTTCTGGCCTAAATGATACATAACCTTTGCCGGGTCATCACATTCAGCTAATGCTTCAAGCATTTCACCAGTTACAGGCAAATCAGGATTAAGCGCAACAGCTTCAAAGTCTTCAGGCTTTTCGGCAGAAGCAACACGTTCTTGTGTAATGGCCAAGGCCGTCTTCTGCGAGTCGGTCAATTCTTCATCTGCTTGCGTTTGCTTATCTTCCTTACCAGTGTCGGCTTCCTTCTCAACCTTCTGATCAGGCTGCTTGTCGAACTTGTCTAAAGCATCAAGATATTCATCGTAAGTATCAAAGTCAGATTCAACAGGCTCCTTTACTTCAGCTTGTTCTTCAGGCTTTTGTTGCTTACCTTCCAGTTCTTTAATACGAGCTTCTAACGATTCGTTTTTACGCTTCTCGTCTTCACGTTCCCTTACTACTTGGTCGATACGTTTTTGAACACCGTTAGGCTTTTTAGCCTTGTCAGTGTCGGCGGCGGTATCGGTGCCGGGTTCATCAGTTTCTTTATCAGCTTCTTTCCCTTCTTCTACAGTAGCGTCAACTTCGGGAGTGGCCTCTTCCGTTGGTGTCTGCTCTTCCTGTGACTCAGGTTGAACTTCTGGTAAATCATTTGATGTTGTGACAAAACCAGCAGTTTCGTCTTGTGTAACTTCTTCAGTCATGGCATATCCTAAATGATACGAATTTTAGCCCAGTGAACCCCACTGGTAGGGTTAAACTAATAATAAACCTTTTTTATTGCGCTGTCACATTTGCTTGACTTGCGCTTATTTCTGCGATTGCTTCAGCTACTAGCTCTCTAACTTGCTGATAAACAACGCTACCACCTTCAGCCATATCTTCAATCATGGCTAACTTTTTCTTAGCTTCATCAGTATCAAGTTGAGCCTCAAACATATCAGCTTCAGATTGAGCAATTTTAGCATCAGCCTGTTTATTAGTTGCTTCAGCTTCCTTCATTTGAAGTTGCTGTTCAGGCGTTGGCTCTGTTTGCTCAGGCATATCTTCTTGAAGCTTTTCACGTTCGTCTTTAGTTAATACATTAGGCGGTACAATCTTTTTCAATCGTTCAGCGATAACATCAGCACCCGGCCAATCCATGTTTTGAGCAATAAGATCAGCCATAACAGCAGCAGCAGCAGGAACAGCTTGAGCAAATTGAATCATTGCTTCAGCGGCTTCTATTCGTTGAGTTGCGAAAGCTGGACCAGTAGTAACAACAACATCATACTTCTGAACATTAAGATCATGGATAGTTACCCACTCACCAGACTCTTCATCAAATATTTGCTCATTTAACTTAACAAAGTCTTCAGTTTCATCAGGGAACTTCAAGCGAACAACACGTTCTGTATCGTAAATATAAGGGATCATTTCAACCAGTATTTTACCAACCCGGCAAATTGATTTAGTTAGGTTGTCAATGAAGGCAAACGAACCGCGATCACCTTGACGCTGTCTTGCTACGATTGCTTTGCCTGAAGTTTCATTCCCCATAGCACCAAGCGAAGCGTCATACATACCAAGTGTTGATTTAATCTTTTCAGTTGAGTTCATGCCTAAAGTAATTTCGGCGGCTGGTGTTTGAGCGGCTTGCGCTCTTCGTGGCCCTTGGTCGCCTTGATACTGAGGAATGTAAGTTAAGATAGCTTGGTTGGTTGTGTTGGCGTTCTCCCATTCATTTTCACGACCTTCAACATGACCGTCAGCACCAACAAAAGGAGCCTTTGGCGCTAATGCTACTGATTCAGTTGCGGCGCTATCCCAGTAGTTAGCCATTCGTTGAGCGTCTTTACTATGGCGAATAATAGAACGAAATATCTCTTTTTTCTTAATTGTCAATGACTTACCCCATACCGGGATAACTGGAATAGTTGAGCACTTAATTTCAATAGGACCTTCAAGAACATCACACCCGGTAATCTTGCGCCAGTAGACTTTAAATGTTTTCACCTTACGAGTGCGAACAATTGAAATACCAGCTTCAAGTAATTCATCAACAATAGGTTCAAGCTCTTCTAACCAGAAAGAACGACCATCACTCAAAAGAGCTACTTTCTTAGTCACTGGTTCACGAGTGAAGTATTCACTTACACGAACAGTCTTTTCAGTAAACCAAGTGCCATAATCAGCAACACTATCTTCATAAACAGGATCGGCAATAGCATCAGGGTACATTGCTTTGAACGCTTCCTTCTCCATAGTGTCATCAATTAAACACCAGTTCATATCAGACTTATCACGCTTCTTAGCGTTAGGGTCGATAGTAACAGCGAATTGGTTTTGAATAGCTTCAATAAGCAAGTCTTGTTCAAAGCTATCATCTGCCAAGTAATCAGATCGAACACGCAAATAACCTAAACCAGATTCAACAGAAGACTGAAAAGCAATATCATATTCAGTTTCAGCATCACAATTATATTCAATGTTTTTAATTAGCCCGGTAAATACTTCAGCAAGCTCATAATCATTCTTGCCAGCTACGTTAGATATTTTAAGCGTGGTATCTTCCCCGGTTTCAACATCAGGAACACGAGTAACTTCAGTTGAACTAACTTTAATGGCCGGACGGTTTTGTCGCTGATCGCCAAGAACCTGATCAACAAAGGTAGGTAATACGTTATTAACTAAACAAGGTCTTTGCTCAAGCTCTCGTTCAGTGCGTACTTGTGAAGGCCATTGCTCACCAGATAAGAAAAGCAAGTCATCTTCAGCCGCCTCCCAATTTTCTTTCCAATAACTGGCCCCGTCACGAGCACGTTCACGAGCTACCTTGAGAACACCGCGATCTTCTTCGGTTGTGACTGAAGTTTTCTTAATTGGCTTGTTGTAGAGCTGATCTATTTTGGATGATTTTTTCATTGTTAAGCCTTTTTTATTATTCTTTGGTATGAAACGTTACCATCACCAGTAAACCTTAATAAAACACTACCCTGCTCGCTCGGTGTTAAATCTTCTGTGCAAAAAACAGCCCCGTCAGGAATGACACCATCAACAATAATGCCTCCACTCACATTATTCCAGCCTATACTATCTTGGTTTATTTCGAATAAACTACTACCTCCTGAACAACTAACCCTAACAGCTCCACTCGTCCATATTATTTCTTTACCACTGATTGCTATAGTCATTTTTATAACCCCTAATTTAAGTTGAAACAGCCTTCAAAGGTGCGCAAAACAATGAAGGGACGCTATTATCTCTAACTAACCCGTAAACCTGTGCACCAACCTCTAAGCTTATAGAGAAAGAGGTAGAGCCAGAAGTAAACTCTCTAAACTCCGATGTTATTATTTCTGCCGGAGTGCTATCACTTAATATCGTGGTTAAATAGGTTCCGTCAGGCGCTCCAACATCAAACGTAACTATTGATGAGATAGCTTCGACACTCGCCGAAAATGCAATGTACGGGAATTTTTTAGCAGCGCTTGAAACATCAGTAAAATTAACTTCAACAGTTGAAGCTGTAAAACTATCAAAAGTACCTTTTATTTTATTGGTGCTGCCACCGTCATCATCATAAACTTCAATAGCTGCGCTTGATGTGTAGTTTTGTGCGTTAGTTGTACTCACGCCAATTTCATTCATTGCGTTAGCGCAACCCTCAGCATTACCCGCAGCAACATCAGGCGGCCTAGTAATAGCACCAAAACCCATCGTCCCAGCATTAGCACCCGTTGTTACAGTGTTAACAGATTCAATGTGGTTAATACCATAGATAATTGCCTGAGCTTCACTAGGTAATCCGGTAATTAGCGACTGAATACCTGTTGTTGTGGGTGTATCTGCAATGCCCACGGTCACATCGTAATCACCAGTGTCTATTAGCATTATTGCAAATTCTGCCGCCTGCGCATCAGCGGTTCTTTGAACTGTATTTAAGCGCAAGTTAGTGTCGCTTGTTAGCTCTAGTGTAAACTTGCCGTCAAAATTAGCGTTATCCTCAGTAGGGTCAAACGTATAGATAGCGTCATTATTTACCATCGCTAACGCTTCTGTACTTCCGCCATCAACCAACCTTGTGCTATGCGTTTGTCCTGCGTAAGTGGCTGCGCCTAAATCATCAAACGTAATAAAACAATACGTCATTGATGCGTAACCTTCGTGCGCCGTTATCCCGCGAAAGTCATCGTTAGCTGTTAGCACTAATGCGCAAGTAGGTCTAAACGGTATGGTTGTATCAGTGAACGCCCCGTTAAGCTGGTTTTCATCTACTTTAACCATTTTTGCTTGTTCTGTATCACTAGCAATAGTTAGCGTTAAGAAGTCACGAACATTTGAGCTTGCATCAGTATAATTTAAAGTAAAACCATCAGTTATGAACGCACTAACCGCCTGCTCTACAATAGAGCCGCCGTTATTGCTATTTCTACGACCAAGGAAAAGTCCTTCATCAGCGTAATGTTGATTTGTGTTTATAAACGTATTTCTACCGGAAATTATCTTTGATTGTACTGTCGCCTGGTCTGCTACACTTGACGCTAAGCCAGCACTTAATCTTAATGCAGATTGAAAAGAGTCTATTGTTGATTGTGCGCCAAGCCCAATCGCGCCTATGGTTGTACCAAGACCTGTTGTTGTTATATCTTGCGTTCCGTTAGTGCTTCGCTCTGTCGTGTTATTAAGTGCTATTTTCATAACCACTACTTACCCCCACTGGTTAAAGTTTTGCCAGACATTAAAGCCAACGTCTCTAGATGGCGTGTCACTACCGCCCTTGACCGGGCTAGAAATAATTTCCTTTGTGATAGGTCTTATCATTAAAAAACACCTTAAAAAAGCAAAATTTATTTTAATATTAACAAAGTATAATTTAGCACGTTATCACTATTTTTTGAAATTGTTAATTTCTTCTCGCAACTCAGCCATTGAGTTAACATAAACAAACTTTTTACCGTGATAATCTCTCAACTCATACTTAAAGGCTAAGTTATAAATATCATAACCAAACCGTTTAAAGTCTACTTCGTTTATTTCTCCATATGAGCGCATCTAATCTTTACCTTGTAAGCTGCCGTTAT